CCTTCGCGAGCTCGACTTCCGATTCCTCGACATCCTTGAAATCGGTGATGGTGGTATTGTCTACCGTCAATTCGCACAGGATGATGTAATCGCCCGCCATGATGATGCTCCTTTGTATAGAAAAGGGCTTCGCCCTTGTTTCGTTCGTGGGAGACGACAGTCATGACCTGCGTCTCCCGATAACCACTTGCCTATATCTTCGGCGATGGGTTTCAGTTCAGATGCAGAATAATCTTTTCGTTCAGAACATGCAGACCCGGCACTACCGGCGCCGGGATCTCCATGCGGTACTCTCCCGCCTCAGCGCCCTCTTCGAGAACCACTTCTTCGATATAATCCTCGACGTTGCGCAGTATTTCCGCGTCCTGCAGGTCGTACAGCTTCGCCTTGGTGATGCTGAGTAGCGCGTCGAGCGTGCGTTCAGTCGCTTTCATCTTTTTGAACGAGGCATGCGCGGCGGTCATCACATCGCGCATATAATCGAGGCTGTCGATCGTCGTGATATCGAGCAGGCTCGTATCGGTCTGGTACGTAGTGATCGCGCGGGAAACGAGCATGGCGCCGCTGTCGCTCATGTAAAGAGGCGTGATGCCGTGATGCAGGCACGTTTCAATCTCGGTATTGAGGAAGTTTTCGGAATTTTCTACCGAGGCGGCTGCGGCGATCTCCGCGTCGTTGCGCGGAAGCGCGGGGTCGGCGAACGAACACTCGACCGCGCCGAGTCCGGCGGCGATATCGCAGGCCGGGGCCTTGTTCGCCTTGACCAGGCCGAGCATGGTGCGTTCGTGGTCCAGGCCGTCGGCGATGGTCTGCGCATCGGCGATGCTGTCGACCAGCGCGGTTACGATGACGCTTGAACGTTTTTCCAGCGCTCCGGAAACGAAATCCGCGTGATCCTCGGTATACCCGAGAGACGTTGCGTCGTTGTACGGAGTCGCTATGCGGTGATAGCGCGACGGAGCGAGTTTGTCAAGGATGGAACCGGCGGCGTGAATGTCCGGGTCAACCGTGCCGTTCGCCATTCCGGCGGCGGCGACGGCGATGCCAGCCCCGGCGGTATATTCGACCCACAGGGAGTATTGGTTTCCCACCGTTCCGGCGTGCTTGAATATCGCGGTCGCTACTCCGGCAACGGCTTTTCCGACAACGGGCCAGTCCGGTTTCGCCGCGATGGCGTTCTTTATCGCCAGAGCTATGGTGGTTGCGGTGTCCTCGACGGTGAACGCAATTTCCACGAATTCCTTGCCGCATCCGGAGCGGACGAATCCGCTCGCTGTCGGCGTTCCGGTTACGGTCCATGTTCCGCTGGCATGAACGCCTGCGCCGTCGTCCTCGGCGATGCCGAACAGGTTGATATACCGGTTCGAGCGCAGCGCGGCAAGCGCCAGGCGGTGCATCATCGATCCGTTGCCCCAGTAGTCCGCCGCGTCGGTATCGCTGAAAATCTGTTTGGTAACGAGTTTCGCGGTGAGAACGTCGTCGGTGGCGAACTCTTTCCATACCGCGGTTCCGTCAGTGACCTCTCCGCCCTGGGTGGTCGGCCAGGTCGGCGCCGACCCGCCGGTCGTGCCGGCGGTAATACAAAAGTAAAGATGCCCGTTCGCCGCTGCCGGGCTGACAATCGCGCCGGCGGTGTATGCGTGCGCGGTAGCGTGGGCCGCCGGGTCCTTGATCTTCTGGCCGATGAGCGCGAGTTTCTTGACGTTCGCGGGAAGGCCGCGCACCGCCATGCGGGTGTTGAACTCGATGTTGTTGCTCGGACGGCGTATGCCCGCCGGAATGGTGTCGAAAAATATGTTCATTTGGTTCCTCCGCGACTTTTACGGTCCGTGATTGTTTTTCTGTCGATGGCCGCCGGCTGTCCGACATGGCCCTTGAAAACGAGTTCGCCCGAGGCGATGCGGCTCCGGTAATAATGATTGTTCGGCACCGTTATATCTTCCTTGTCGCCGACGAGCGCGCGCGAACGCTCCATCGGGCAGGTTTTGCCTTTCGGAGCAATGACTATCATTCTTTCCATATTCCTCCCCTAAGAAAGATCGTGTTCGTCCGACGCGTCGGCGACATCGTCGCCCGGGCGCAGGAAATAATCGACGCTCAGTTTGAGCAGGTCGCCGGCATCGGCTTCAGGAATGGTCACCTGCATGCCGGTCGAAAAATCGATCTGGTACCGCAGCGTTCCGACGCTCGATTCAACATCGTATGGCGTTGTGTCCGATGCGCGCACCGGGACAAGCGGGTCGATGTCGATGCCGAGCCTGTTGTTCGATATCAAATTAATGATTCCCATAATAATGGGATATGCCGCTTTTCTCCGTTCTCCATCGTCCTTGAGATTCTGGATTTCAAGGCCCACGGACAATACGAGAACGGCTTTATATTTATTTGCGGTCAACTTCCTGAACTTGACATCGGTGATGAGAACGCGCACCCACGGGCGGATGCTGCGGTCGGCCGGGACCCCGACGCCGATGTTGATTGCCGGTATTCCCGAAAGTCCCGTCGCGACGAGCACGTCAACGGTTTTCTGTTCAAGTTCCTCGAACGTCGCCATCAGAATTTCTCCATGAGACCGTCGTTGAAAATCCGGTCCCGCGTCTTTACCTTTATACTCGACGCTATTTTCGCGTCGGCCTGCTCGTCCGTAATTCTGATCTCTCCCTTCGCCACACGGTCGAGGTCAGCGAGCGCCTGCTTGCGCCGCGAGAGCATCGCGTCGGGCATATTATTCGAAAACCGCCTGCGGTATAGGTTCCATACCGCAAGCTCGACCGCGATCAGTTTGATCATATCCGGGACAGCATCCGGAACCGTCACCCTGCCGCGCAGCCTGGCGTCGATCTCGCTTGACGCCGTGGCCATTGCGTCGTCGATAATGGTCTCGTTCACCGATCCGGAACCGGCGTCATCCGTAAGTTGGATGAGCGCCGTTTCGGTTTCGGCGGCAACGAGATCGGTCAAAGAGCAGTACGGCATTTCAATCTTATGTCAGGAGGGTGTCTTTCCAGAGATACCCGCACGATGCGCCCACGGCCTTGACGTCGATTTCCTCGGCCGCCTCGAAAACGTCCTGGTGCTCGGCGTTTTCCCTCCACATGGTGATCTGGCGGGAAATGCCGTTTTCGTACGATCCCCGGCACTGATACCCGGCCGCGGGGACCTTCAGACCCGGACGGTCGGGAGCGTAAAACAGAAATACCATTCCCTTGCCGGCGTTGATCTCCCATATCAAAGAGGCGGTGAAATCCGTGGCCCCTTTGTTTTCCTTGGCCGTCGATATGACCGCGTCGCCGACAAGGACTTCTTTCAGGTCCAGTACCTGAGCCATGAGCTCCCTGGTCATCACGCCACGCTGTGTGTATTTGATCTTGTCAAGCAGCGTCGCTTCCTCGGTGAGTGACAAATATGTCCCGTAATCGATCACCAGTTTGTTCGGCGAGACGCCGCACTTTCCCTTGATCGCCTTTTTCGCATTCTTGATGCTCTTGAGGAAAACATTCCCCGAGCCCGCGGCGAAAAGGCCGTCAGCGTCGGTTCCGCCGGACGCGCCATCGACCCACGTGGTCGCGACGATGAGATCGCGGACCAGGCGCTCCCTGCGCATATCGATCTTGTCCGAACAGAACTCTACCGCCTCGATCTCGGGCTGGATGGGCGGGGCGCCGGAGACCTCCGCGTTCCGGCGATCCTCGTCGGTCACTTCCTTTGCAAAGGCATTCTCGACGAGAGAGATAGCCACCGGGGTGGTCGTGTACCCGCCGCGCTTCGCCCGCGTTCCTGCCGCGCGAACGCCCGCTTCGTCACGAAACCACGCTCCGGGAGGATAGGTCGTGATCTGCGCCTTCGGACCCACCTTGTCGATGATGGGAAAAACGGCATTGGCGATATAACTTTCGTTCTTGAACGCCACACTGACGTTTTGCAGCGGTCCGGCTACCACCTGGGATCTGACATCGGGCTGAGGCATAGATTCTCCTTGTTTCGGTTTCCTTTTTTTTGTCTTTTAAAACCGGGCCGCTGCCGGCCCGGATTGATTAGCGTTTCTTTCCGGGACTTCGATTAATGAACGAGCGTCCCCTCACTGTAAATCGACACGGCCTCGGTGCCGCTGCCGACGTTCGTGCAAACCAGCCTGAACCTCTTGCTGTTGTTCTGCGCGATCGTCATGGTGCCGGAAAGCGTCACGCCGGCCCCGGCGGTGATGGTGATCGTTTCCGCGGCGTCCGCGGTATTGCGGATCACGAACTCGCGGGAACTTCCGACCTTCGCTCCCGGGATCGCCGCGACGATGGCGGCGGCCGTCGGCGTAACGTCACTGCGATTGTCTCCGGCGGGATCGCGGAGCACCAGGCCGCCGAGCAGTTCGTCGGCGGTATAGGTGTTTGCGCCAGCGGTCGCGTCGGTCGTGACCGTTGTTTCTTCCTGCGTCGCGGAGGTGATATTGTAAATCGTCACCGCTTCGGTTCCTGAACCAGCGTCGGTTACCAGCACGAGGAAACGCCGTGTCGCGTTTTGACCCACGGTCATCTCTCCGGAAAGCGTCACGCCGGCCCCGGCGGTCAGCTTGACGGTTTCGTTCGCGTCGGCGGTATTGCGCAGCACGAACTCGAACGAGCTTCCGGCGATGCAGCCGGGAATCTCCGCGACGATGAGCGCCGCGGTCGGCGATACGTCGCTGCGGTTCGCGCCTGCGGGATCGCGCATGAGCAGCCCGCCGTACAGTTCCTCGGCGGTCCAGGTATTCGCGCCGGCTGTCGCGTCGACCGTTGCGACGGACACCTTTGCGGGTGTATCGGTGATTCCGGGAACCTGGCCGATGAGCAGCACGCTCGCCAGATCGTCTTCAGCGTCGGAGGCTTCTATGACCATGGCTCTCGCATACGCGAGCGTCGCGGCTGCGGTTTTACCTTTGCCGGCGTCGGCGGCGTCAACGTATTCAGCCTTGACGAACAGGCCGATGGCGCCGGCGTCGTTCATCTGCAGCTTCGAAACGCCGATCACGCGGACCGCTGCGGCTTCGCCAAGCGCCGGGGCGTTCTGAAGGATGCCGATGCACGCTTCGGTCTCGCTGTTCGGCCTGCGTACGCCGGTGGAGGTCAATACCACGAACCTGTACTGGTCGAGCGTCAAGTCCTCGATGGCCGGAAAGGGCAGATCAAGAATTTTGTTTTCGGTAGCCATGTGTCAATCTCCTTTTATCGTTGGTTGAACCGTTATTCCATCACGTTTAAATTCCGGCTGCATGGGCCGTCCGTTACGACCTGATCTCCTCGGCGTATTCCGCCGCGAGTTCCGGCTGTTCGAGCTGCACCATGCGCAGCGCTTCGCTGTAATTGAGCGCCTTGTCCGTGCCCATTTTCGCGGCAACGAGCTCGCCGAGCTTCACGCCTGCGTTACCGTTCGCGGTTTTCGCGGCCGCACCCGGCGTCGCCACTTCGGCAAAGCAGATCGCGTCCGGCGCGTTCTTGAGCATGTTTTTGTATGCGTCGATCGGCCTGACCGCGCCCTCGGCGAACTGACCCTGCGAGGCCGCATGCATGATTTCGAGTTGCGCCATGACCGCGTCGCGGTCCGCGGGCTTGAGCTTTGCGCCGAGAGAGTCGCAGAATGCGGAGAACTGCGCGGTCCGCGCGTCCTTGGCGTTTTTGTCAATGGATGCCCTGAGCGTTGCAATCTCGGCGTCTTTGCTCTTGATCGATTCGCCGAACGCAGCGACCTTTGTTTCGAAAGCCGCGACCTTTGCGGTCAGGTCGGCGTTTTGAGTTTGCAGGGTTTTGAGTTCATCGGACATAACAGCTCCTTGGCTTGTTGGTTCTGTATAGGAAGCGGAGAGGAAATCAACGTCATCCGGTTTGAATGCTTTTACAAAGTCGATGTCCCATTGCGAAAGGCTCTGATCGACCTTCTCTTTGCCTTTTAGTTCAACGAACAGATCTCGGATCGACTGGAACAATCGACCGACCGACTGAAATGCGCTCGCCGTTTCCCGGTCCGCGAACTGATAGGTTATTGCTTCATCGTTCGCCGCGAAACGTACTTCGGCCAGTCCTTTGACAGCGGGCGGCATTCCGCCGAGGAATCCGACATGCTTTACCGAGTTGTCCGGCCGCACGCAGATGCTTACATATTTATACATCCGCTTTTTTACCGCTTCGGCGAACTCATCGACAACATC